AAGCAAATCCTCCTTCTCCATTTAAATAGCATTTAACAACTTTCATCTTAAAACTAAAATCATATTTAGCCATATAAAAACACCCCAATCATTAGATTTTTGGTCCAACAATTGGGGTGCAGTACATCAGCTACCTTTGTTGTATTTATATTAAATTAATTCCAAGTAGTCGGTATGTACATACCCTAATCCTTTATTCCCACTAAATCCTTCGACACTAATCCATTTATCAACGCAATAGTTAACACTAACTATTTGTCCTTTTTTAACCTGTCCTATAACTTCAAAATTAGTCCCTCTGTTACATCTAACATTTAAAACATCTGTTGTAACTCTAGCCTTGTGACCTGAGTAATCACCATTTTTGAATGAAACTTTAGAAGGTTTGTTTAATTTTTCTAATTCTATTTTAACTTTATTTTCAAATTCTTTATGATTTGTAGTACTTGGACAGTTTTTACCACTCCAATACTTGTGAGGTTTTAATCTATCTATGCCTAATTTTTTATCATATAATAATTTTGCACATACTTGAACAGCATTATTTTCAGCTTGTTTAAATTTAGAATTATTAGCACCTAATTCGTTATAACATATCTCAACGTGAATACTTTGTCTATTGCCAGTGCCATTAGTGCCATCACCTGCTGCCCATGCGTTTCTATCAGTTGGAATTACCTGGATTGCTTCTTTATCATCTACAGCAATATGGAAACTTACTTTTGCATTATTATCTACTCGTTTTACATTATTTACTTCATTTAGAGAAGAAGCACTATTATCAGTGTTGTGATATGTTAAATATTGATAATTCATAGTATATGGGCATTTTATATCATATCTACTTTTATCTATTAAACTTTGTTTTATATCCATAATTACACCCCTACCTTTTCTTTTATTTTTTCTATGTCAGATTTTATTAATCCTAATTCACTATTATTGTTTTCTAATGCAGTTCCAAATTTATCTAGTTTGTCACTAAACTTATTAATACTTTCCCTATACATCTCCCTATCTTCTTTACTATCTTCCCTAACATTCTCAAATATCTTGTTAACATCTTCCCTGTTAGCTTTATCTTGTTCTATAAAGTATCTTCCTACGAAGACGATACATCCTCCTAATGCTACTACACACGCTATAGGAAACCCTAAGTTCGTTATCATTTGCTCCATTTTACTCCTCCTAAATTTTTGTATTATAAAAGGACTAGAAATTAATCTAATCCTTTAAAATGTTTCTTTTACTCTAATATAAATTTTATAAATTCAATTCCATACTCATTTATAAGTATATACTCGTTTAGTAAATTTTCTTGTCCATTTGGTCCTATATCATATTGTCTAGAGTCTATAAAACCATAAGATTTTAATTTCCATACAACGCTAATGAATGTATTTTTATCAACCCCTGGCTTACTGATTAACTTTACTTGAGTATTTCGTTTTGATTTATATAATAAACTAAGAACTTCTATTTCTAAGCATGACATACTTTCTAATATATCTAAAAATATTTTATTTTTATCGTAGTTTGATTCATTTATAGTGTTAGTTAATATGTTTTTGATATATTTTCTATAGCAATTTATCTTATATTCTTGATGCTCTTTTTCTACTTTATTATTTGTTTGTTCTATTATAGAAATCAAACCATCGTTATATTGTTTTTCTATAGGTATTATTTTATCTTTTAATCCTTCTAGATCTAAGCTTAATTCTTTATAAAAGATTTCTAATCTCTTAAATTCTTTAGCCTGCTTGTTACCATAGTATAACGAAGATATAGTACCTCCTACATATGGTATTAATTGAAGGCTAGCCTCAATAGCAATATCTTTCTGTTCAGAAATACTTAATTTAACATCTCTATTTTCCATATTAATTCCCCTTTTTTAATAATCTATATTTAGATTACATTATTTATAAGAGATTTTCAATATTTGTTAAGTTATATAAAATTAAAGTACAAAAAAGAACTATGCTATGTAGTCCTCATTAGTTATTGCTTTATAATCTTCAACTTCTATCATTTTAGCTACTACAAATACCTTTACATCATCATTGTTATAAAACTTTTCATCGTACCAACCCTTAACCATATCGAACCACATTATTACATTCCCCCTTTTATTTTAGCTACTTCTAAAGTCATAGAAGATAGATTTTTGTTTAAAGTATTTATTTCCACTTCTTTTTTAGCATTATCAAGTAACAATTTTGAACTTTGCTCGTTCAAAATGGATATTTTATCTGCTTGTTCTTTTATTAAATTCATATTTTCAATAGGCATACTACCTGTCCCACCTATGTTTAAATTATCAACATATGCTTGTGCAACTTGTTCCAACGTATACTCAATAGGCATTTTATAAGTAGATTTAATATTTAACCCTATACATATTTCATTTGCTACGCCGTATTCATCAACTGTATAAAATATATCGTGTAAATTTCTTTTTATTTCATCACTACCATTTAGCACATCAATAGCAGGTATGTTATTTATTGGTGTTTCACCATTCCAAATTTCATATCTTTTCATTTCTTCATCACTCCTTTTTTAATATTTATAAGATTATAGATTGATATACAACCAAAGGATCAAGAGATAAACTATATAAATCATTATCTCCCCTACAACAATATCCAGCATGGCTATAATTACTTGAAAATAATACAACATTGTTCTTAAGGTCAAGTTTGTTTAAAACTCTACTAAAAGAAAAGAAATATACAATATCATTTTTAACAATATATTGATATGAAGGATTACTTGTAGAGCCATACTCATAACCATCAGCAATAGTACTAATTAATGTAGAAGTTCCAGTTAAAATATCAATTCTTTGTAAATAATATCTTTTATAAGGAATATCATCAAAAAGTATATGTATTGAATTGTTATAAACAAATATATAGGAAGCATTTGCATTTCTTGGGTTATTTATTTTTATTCTTTGAGTAGTCCAAGCACTAGTAGCAAAATTATTCGCATCACAACTAATTAAAGTTAAAGTATTATCACCAGCACTAAATATATAAAAATAAAACCTATTATTAAAATATATAGTTGTTGATATACCAGTATTATAATCAGTTGAACTTCCACGACTATTTGTAAAAGTATCTAAATCGAAACGTCTTAATATATTATCATAATCATATGTAAGATATTGCATCCTATCATTTTCATTAGTATACACATGTTTATTAGATTGTTCCATATATGCTTCCAACTTGGTTATAATACCTGTATTTGGGTTAAATGAGTAAGTACCATATAAACTTCCAGTTGTACCACCATCAAGTCTAAGATATAATAATCCTCTAGCAAATAATGCTGAAATAATATGAGTATTTCTATCAATATCAAGAGTTTTAACAATATCAGTTATGAAACCTTTTTTCTTTTGAAAATCTGTTAATTTAAAAGTGTCAAAGCGACCCCCAATCACCCCAAACATTACCAACCATTTGCCTGTGAAATATCTTTATATTTTTAGGGTCTGACAAACTAGTTGCTTTTTGATAAGTATATCCATTTAAATTCGTGTGTTGCATAACTTCTATATACCACCAATCACTATCACCATTAGGGGCATGTAAAAGAGTAGTGCCGTTATATATTCCAGTACTTAATAGTGTATTCAAATCAAAGTTAGCATTAAGTAAAATAGCAGTACCATCATCAGTAGTTAATTTGTGATTCTGTCCTAAATCAACCTTAACATCGGTAGCATCAGTCTTTTTGTTTAAACTTGAAATACTTGTTTTATTCTGTTCAGCTTTAGTATTAACTTCATCTATAGCACCTTGAACCGTAGTGGAAGTTAACTTGCTATTTGTATTATCATAAGACGTTCCTGTAGCATCTGAACTTATATTTTTAATATCTTCGTTTATTTTGCCTATTTCATTATCTATAATATCCATATTAGGATTTATTGATAATGATGGGTCTAAAATATCATTATCCTCGGGTTTCTTTAGTTTTAAATTTTTAGTTAATAACATTACCATCACCTCTATTCATGCATTTTAGCTTCTAGCCAAGTTAAGTTCTTCATTTCTCCAAAAGTTTTATATTTAACTATTCCCCATGTATTATAAAGTAAATCAATATCTTGAACAATGTTAGTTGGTACTATGTGTTTTAAGGTTCTTTTAACTTCATCTAGCTGATTCTTAACAGTTAGGTTTAATCGTATTTTAAGAGTAAACGTATCAATATCATAGTCAATTGTATATCCATTTTCACCACATAGAGTATTTAAAATTTGTTTTAAACTAGTCATAGTATAAGGTAACTTATTTAAATATCTATTTATAATTCTAAATCTACGATCTTCTAATGTCTCAGATGTTTTAGGAGTTATTTTCATTATTTTTTCCCAACGCTTAATACCATTTAAGGTTAATTCATGTAAAAATCGGTCTTTAAGGCAATCATTTATTTTATCCAATAAAAAAACAAACTCTTTATTTTGAGTTTGACATATATGAATATATTCTTTTTTATCTTGTAGCACTGGAGGTAACCGTTGAATAAGGTTTATACTTCTATCCAATTACTACACCTCTCTTGACTATACTATCTTTATCAACTGTAAAATTTGACGCAACATTATTTATTAATGTATTTTCAATATCTAGAATGCCTTCTAAATTCAATAGTCTAGTTTCTATTTGGCTTATTCTAACAATTATATTCTCACTATTTTCCCAAGTCTTGTTAAGGTCCTTAAAATATTCATCAATGCATTTTTCTATTGATCCTTTTGATTCATCAAAGCTCCATCCATCTTGATAAGTTATATTTGTATTTATATTTATAGGTATACTTGATACTCTTGCTACTGTAACGACGTGCCCAATAGGAGCTATTCCTAATCCTTTACCTTGATTTTGCAAAGGGTCAATTTTTTCTTGCGTTTGATTAAGTACAGTTTCACTAGGTACATCAAAGTTTGAATTTATAATTACTAGTTTGGTTGTACCTCCACCTTTAAAAACTGGATAAACCTTAACGCCTCCTATATCAGGTAACTTATTAACTTTGTCTTTATAATCAGCTATATTGCCACCAAACGCTTCATATTCTAAGCTATTATAATATCTTTTACGTAAGCTATCTTCATCTTCTTCATCTTCCCCATTTATTAATATTTCACTTAACACAGCTGTTTCAAGACCTTCTATATAGTCAATAGGTATTAAACTACCTAAATTTAAAATAGGCCCTGTATCTTCGCATTGTAATTTAAAAATTCCTGTTGATATTTTTTCTGTGATAACATAATTTAAATTATCAAGTGAAAAACGAGACCCTATGGGTATATCTATATTAAATTCACCTTTTGCAATTGTATTAGTAGCTGGGTAAGGAAATATGCTACGTTCTTTACATTTTTTTACTAAGGAGTTATAACTAGCTGTGTCTATATAACTTTCATCATTTAGTATGTCTAACATTATATAAGCTTCTGCAAAATCAGCTGCTGATGGCGCTAAAGCATTATACATAATAGACCCTTCTCTTTTATCAAATGCATTTGGCACTCTATCTAACATACCTTGCAGTATATACTCATATGTCATATTTTCAAACATTTATATTTCCACCGCCTTCTCAGACTCTAAATTTCCGTATATTGTATGTACTAAAAAAGTTGTATAAACTTTATTTTTATTCACTTCAAAATTAAAATTATCTACATTAGTAATCCTATCGTCCTGAAGTAAAGCTTCCTTTATGCGTCTTTCAAGCTCTGGAACTACAAAAGGCATGGGCTGACCGTATAAATTTATCAGTTCAATACCATAATTCCAGGAGTATATAGGATATTTATATCTTTCAATACTAAGTATTAAATATATAGCTTGCTTTATAGCATCTAGATTATCACATATTCCATTTATAGTATCTTCGTTTAGTTGATAAGTTTTGCTAGGCTGAGGATTTATTTCAAAATCAAATAATTCAATATCATTATCGGTTGGTATCAATTTTATCACATCCTATCTAATACAAGATATTTTTGACCGTTTTGTTTTCTTAACAAAAGTACTTTTTCGTTTTCTTTTAAGGCATTATGAATAATACATTCTTGAATACTTCCATTAAAAGAAATATTCGTTTTAAAGTCTTTTACATTATTAGATAAAATTAAAAATGTTTCTGTAAATAATCTTTTTTGATCAATTCTGATTTTCAAAGGTGAAACACTTTCAACAGTTCCATATAATATTTCAACAGGCTTACTTTCATTACAAGCTGCTAATGCAACTTGTTTTATAGTTTCAACTAAACTAGGCATTGAATATCTCCTTCATTATAAAAATCTCCTAGACGTATTATATCTAGAAGTATAGTAACTACTATGTATGCTAACTATTTTAACCACATCACCAGGTTTTGGAGCATGTATCATATTTCCATCGCCGATATACATTCCCACATGAGATATCGGATTATTGAAGAATATCAAATCTCCTGGTTGTAAATTAGATTTTGAAATAGACTTACCAGCTCTACCTTGCTCTCTAGAGGTTCTAGGTATATTTATTCCAATTTGTTTGTAACACCAAGAGGTTAGTCCAGAACAGTCAAAAGTACTTGGTCCAGTTGCTCCCCAGACATATTTATGACCTAATTTACTTTTCGCTAAACTTATCAATCTACTAGATTTACTACTTCCAGAGCTTACTTCTTCTTTATCACTAAGTATTATAGCTTTAGCATTTTTTCTACCCCAAGCATTACATTCGTTTCTACTACTCATTAATAAGTCAAAATGATATACACCGTTTTTTATAGTTATAGCTCCTCCTCTATCAGTTACAGTATATATTTGTCCATCTTTAGATGTACCTTGAATTTTTATTTTTGTGCCAAATGGTATTGATTTTGGAGCAGCTAAAGTATTATTTTTAGGATTAAGTCGATGCCCTTGAGCATCGTACATACCACCCTCCATAGCGTTATTAGCAGGATAATATGCAGTAAACAATGCATTTACCTCTTTGCCTCTTTGAGTAGAACCTCCACTGCTAGTAGAACCATTTGAGGAATTACTATTGTTCTTAGAACTACTAGACCCACTTGAAGATGCCAGGGTAGAAACAAATTCTCCTCCAACTAATGTTAGGTCCATTAGATGTTCATCATTGCTAAAAGAATGTTTAGCTTTATCAACTAGCATATAGTTTTGTACTTTCATATCTCCTAAATCTAGTACTACAGCAACTAAGCAACCTGCTCTTACTCTTATATCACCTATAACATCTTTAACTGTTAAGGATTTTACTTTTTGATTATATAATTTAAGTAGAGCATCTGCTTTATTTTTACCATTTACATTTTCATCAATAGTTTCAAAGTGTTGTAAAATACCCCAACTATTAATATTTTTAGAATCTTGAGCTATATATATTTCACGCTTTCCAGTATCTTTATTTTCTTTTGATAATTTAATTTTATTATAGCTATTACCATCGATTGATGATGAATAATCAAAATCTTCAAGTACATCTGCATCAATTAAGGTATCTAGCTTCATTGATCCAATACTTTTTAATGTTAATTTTCCAAAATCATCATATAGGACATACATTTCTTTAGCATTTTCTATTGTTGAATCGAGTGCATTTAATACTACATCAAATAGAGTTTTATCTTCTTCTACTCTTGAATCTATTTTATATTTTGTATTTTCAACTGTACCACATTTTAAATTAAAATCTTTAGCTATCATAGTAAGTAATTCACTCGCTGTTTTATTTTCATATATATATGTATCTTTATTTTTAAAATATCGTAGTTGATCATAAGCGATTACTTGAACACTAGAATCTTTATTTCTCTTATGCTGAAATATAAAACCATAAAAAACATTAGAGTTGTTAAGTTTTACTCTTATTGCATTTCCTTCGCCAAATTTTATAATATTATCTTGAAAAATATTGAAAGATAGTTTGCCTGGACTACCTTTCCTTTCAGTTTCCCAAGTTATATTATCTTCAATAAGCGGTTCATACAAATCATTTCCATTTTGTAAAATTATTTCTAAATTATTACTCAAGCTTTAACACCTGCCTTGGATAGATAGTATATTTTGAGGTCTTATACTTCTTGTTGTATCTATCCATCAATTCTTTATTTAATTTATAAACTTGAGGATACTTGCTTCCGTCTCCAAGTTGTGATTTACAAATTGACCAAAGCGAGTCATTTTTTTTTACTGTATATGTTTTTTTAGTTGGTTGTGAAGGCCTAGGGTTGCTAACTGTAGTAGATGGCTTCCCAGAACTAGGCTTAGATACAACTATTTTTTTAGATGCATAATCTTTATACTGCTTCAATTTTATAGGTATAGTAATATCTGAATTATCCTCTGCTTCCTCTAAAATTGAATACTCTTCTAAAGATACTTTAATATTTGTATGAAATAAAATAGTGCCCCTTGGCGAAGTACGGGACACTATAAATTGAAATGGCTTGTTATTTAATTTTAATTTTTCTATTTCTTCAATGAAATATTTTGCATCTTTAAATCCATCCTTATATATTGCAAAAGGATATTTATTATGAGGGATGCGAGCTTCAAATGTAATATCACTTAATCCCGCTTTCTTAAGTATGTTTACCTCACCTTGATTTATCAAATCCATTGTTTTGTTCTTATTATTTACTTTTAGTTCCATTTTTGCAGGAGCTATAGGTAATAGTATCTTATCTAAATAAAAATAATAAGCCATTAATTATATCTCCTTTTTATATATGTTTACCTTCTGCTGCAACTACCATTGAGTCGTACAGTTTTTCTTCTAAGTAACCAACTACTCCATCTAAATCTAATTCAGAATTAATATTATTGTGATTGTTCATATCTATTTTTATTTGAGCAGTTGTAAACCTATTTATTACTTCTTGTTCAGCTATGTCTCTAAGATATTTTAAATCCTCTGAGGAAGCATTCATAGTCTTAGCCATTTTAGCAGTATTCCCAGCTGTATCTTTTGAACCACTACCAGCATCTGCCATCGAATTTTTTAGATTATCTAATCCTCCTAAATCTTTTGCACTTTCACCCAGTCCACCAGCCATACCTAAACCATTTAAATTTAATTTGTCTTTTGCATCTCCAACTAAATTATCAATCTTAAACATGCCACCAATTGATGATTCTATTTTTTTACCAAATTTATTACCTGTGCTAAATGCTTTTCCATAGTTTAATCTATCCATATGATATTTAGAAGCATCAAGCGGCTCTACAAATATTTTCCCAGCACCAAATTTAGAATCAACTGCACCTTTTAAGTTACTTTTCCATCCATTTACAGCATCCGATAGATTGGAACCAAATACAGTATCAATTGCATTCGCTATTCCTGATAATATTGACAATACAGCATCAGCAAGACCTGCAAATAATCTAACAACTGCGCCAACAGGATCTGTAAATACATTTCCTACAAAATTAGCAACAGTAGCTATCAAGTTATACATGGTTACAAATACATTTACAACGTTATTTCCAAGGGCTATAAACAAGTTTCCTATAAAAGCAATTGCCATCATAAATGCTCCTGCTATTAATCCAGTTGCACTTATAGATGTTCCAGCAAATTTATTAACTGCTGCAACCGCTGCATAAATAACGGCTATTATTATTAATAATCCTATAATTATCCATGTAATTGGGCATGCATATAATGCTGCATTTAAACCATATTGAGCTACTACATGCCCCCACGTAGCACCAGCTGCTAACTCTTGCGCTATAAATGTTTGCATCATTTGAAAATTAAACCATTGTTGAGATAATGCTGATATTGTATTGGCTATACCTACTCCTAAAGCTATAAGCTTGTATGCTGTCATAGCAACAACAAGTCCCCAAATGATAGGCTCTATAATAGACCAATTTTGTGCAAATATATTTACTGTATTTAAAGCCAGTTGTGAAATCCATCCTAACGCATTGACAATTAAAACTAAACCTTCAACAGTTTTATTTGCAAAAGATTGAAAAGCGTCACTACTTGCGATATTCATTATTATTGTAAATAACTCAGTCACTATACTTGCTAGTACAATCATTCCTCCGCTAACTTTATTAAGAAAAGTTCTAAAACCATCACTGTTAGCAACTTTATTTAGGTTATTGAGTACTAGGCTAAATGCCATTTGAGCTTCATTCTTAAACATCGTCCACATTTGACCAAATGTAAGTGGCATACTTTCAAATTGTTTATTAGTTTCTTCTGTTGCACTTAACATTGCATTTTTTACTATATCTGCTGTAAGTTCTCCCTCTGATGCCATTTTCCGTATTTTACCTATAGGTACATCTAAGTAATCTGCAATCGATCGTATTATATTTGGGGCAGATTCAAATACTGCATTTAATTCTTCTCCTCTAAGTACACCAGAACCTAAACCTTGAGTTAGCTGTAAGAGAGCAGAGTTTATTTCTTCAGTACTTGCTCCTGCTATAACAAACTTCTTATTTAATTGTTCTGCGAATGCTACCATTTCAGCAGTAGAATTAAATGCATCTCCTGCATTCATACCTATTCTAGCTACTATTTTAGCTGTATCACCATAAGCACTTCTTGCCCTTTGAGCTGACATAAATATCATTTTATTTAATTCATCAGAAGTTTGTAATTCATCATTTATCATACTTAATCTAGCTTGAGTGTTAGTTAATTGATCAGAGAAATTCAGTATATTGCCAATCCCTCGTAGTGTTAAATATGTTGCTGCTATTCCTTTCATTTTATTAAAAAGATTTTCACTTTGATTTGTCCCACTTCTAATACTAGAGTTTAAATTTTGCTGTTGTGTATTTGATTGTCTAATTTCAGCTTCAATTCTATCAAAGGCTGATTCTGCTCTTGCAAGTTCTTCTCTTGCTGTTTGAATACTGCGTGTATCAATACTATTATGCGAAGCATTTTGTAAGTGCTCAAAACTATTGATTACAATATTCATTGCATTTGTCATAGACCTAAACGCAGGTGTCATTCCATCTGTAATTCTAATTGCAGTTTGAATCGTTGCCATAATTTCACCTCCAATCTTTTCAATGCATATAAAAACACCTACTAATCAGTTAGTAGGTGTTTCACTATTTATATTTATTTCATATATTCTTCTCCATTAAATATAAATGATATTATATTGTTATCATCTTTTGAAAATGTAACTTGAAATTCACTTCTAATTGTAGCACCGAATGAATTTTCAGAATCTACATATGACTGTACTATAATTTTTTCTGTCTCTTTAGAAAAAGCCCATTTTGTTATATTTGGGAATTTAGCTGTAGACGGAGATTTTAGAGCTTGGCTTACTATGTCTTGGCATTTAACCTGTATCTTACTTTGTTCTTCTATTGAAAACACGTAATCACTTATGTTAGATACTACCTTTCCATCTTTATATAAATCTTTATCAGCCCATCTTACTTGGTTAACAGTATCATCTTTATTAATATACAATATTATATTTATACCATCACTATTAACTCTATAGCCTTTCTCTCCATCTACATGTGCATTATCTAGTAATTCATCATGTTCTATAGAACTAACATCATTTAATCCACATTCTTTTAAAACATCTATTATTTTTATAGATTTATCATTTGTAATACCGTCTATATTTATACTTGCTTCTACAGACTTATTTACAATTTGACTATTGTTTAATACATTACTTAAAATTATAGTTATAATAACCCCTAAACTAAAAATTATTGCATAAATTGGCTTTATTTTTGGTTTAAACGTAAATTTAATATAATTTATTTTTATATCATTTGCCTTGTAAAAACGATATTTTTTAAATAAATATATGTCTAACCATATAAATCCTAAAAACATAATCAGACCTACTGTTTTATTAGCAACACTCCAACCTACAAAGTTTTTTAATAACATTATTAGAGATAGTAATATATAAACAGTATTAAGAATAATGAATACTAAAAATAAATTTGCCTTTTTATTCATTTAATATATCCTCCCAGAAATTGTTTTTACTATCTCTAATATACCATAATTTTACACTTTAATAAAATGTCTTAGTTTAATTAATATTTATTTTCTTCTATTTTTCTTTTTCATTTCCTTAGCTTCTTTTTTATCTGCATCAATCTTTACTTGAATAGATCCAACAATAAATGCTTTTTCTTGAATAGGCATATCATCATATACACTAGGCTTCCATTTTAATTTATGAAGGCAATAATGAGCTATATTGCTGTCAAAATCACCTTCTTCAATTAGTTTTTTGCTTCTTCAACCTTCTCTTCGAAAGATTGTTCAAATCCATTTATTTTTTGAACTAATGCTAGATAATCAGCATACTCACCAGGTAATAGCATTGTCTTTAATAGAGCATCAGCTCCCATTACTGCATATGAATTTTGCAATTCTGCATCGTTTAAATTAGGATATACGGTACATTTAACTGCTAGTAATCCTACGTATTTATCAAAATCTGTTTCATTTGTATATTGATTTTTTTTACCTGGTATTTGTACTTTCTTAGTACAGGATTTCCTTAATAGTTCATCTTCTTGTGAAGTTATTGATTGTATTTCCCATTTTATAACATTTTTATTTTCATCTATAAATCTATTTGAAACTATATGTTTCTCATTCTCCATTTTTACAACATTTTGACTTAAAAAAGCATTTAAATTACTCATATTATTATTCCTCCATGATTTTTGTTTTTATTTTTTTAAATAAAAAAGTACATCTATTAAATATTAATAAATGTACTTTCTATAACATTCCTTTAAGTAAACGGAAGCGCTCTGGAATTTCAAAATCTTCAAATGTAAAGTCTACATCTTCATCTAAATACTCAGCATCTGCATCAAACTTAGTTAATATTCCACCATCTAAATTTGTGTCTTTTAATATTACAGTTTGTCTACCAACTGAACTCGTAGGATCTTCATTTGTAACTTGAATATCAAAGTATACATCTTCGCCACTTTCTTTATATCTATACATTAGTTCTCGTAATATACTTTGATTGTAGTGCATGGTAGCAGACCCAGTACCCTCCCATCCAGTCGCTTTATTTCCTTTTCCAGTTTTTCCTAATATAGGAACTTTAGATTTAGTCTTTTCAAATGATGCCTCTAAACTAATCATCTGGGCAAAGTTGTATCTATTGCCTTCTATTGTAATAAAACACTCTGCTAAACTTGCACTTACCGTATCTCTAGCACTCATAGTAGTTGACATATTAATTTACTCCTTTCTATTGAACTGCTCTATTGAACTGCTACCGTCATATATATTTTTGTCATAGCATTTATAACTTCAATGTTATCTGATACTATTACAGATTTTTTATCATTTCCTTTTACTACTAAAACATCTTCAGCTTTAAAGTTTTCTATAGCGTCTAAACCCTCAAGTTCTTTATGATGCTTAATTATCTCATTCCAAAAACTAATTCTACCTGATTCATTATTGGCTACTTTGCCTAAAAATTTAGTATTGAATAATACAGCTATATCATTCGCTATTTGATCTAGAACTCTTATAGTTTGATTACTTGAGAACTCTTTATTTTTATCAGCAGTATATGATACGAATGTATTTATATCTTCAAGTACTCTAACTTCGTCTCCAACTTTATGTAAAATAAATTTACCCGAAAGTAATGATTCTTCAAGTTGCAGCTGAGTATAATCAACATCAACGTCAAATTCACCATCATATTTTTTATTAGTATTACATTTATTTACTGGACATCCTGCTTCTATACCAGTTATCCAGTATACTAAACTAGCTTCTGCACCTTCATCTTTAACTTTATTTTCAACTGATAAAATACCTTCGTAATCTGAAGTACTGTGTTTGTATAATACAGTTTGGCATTTTGAACCTATTTCATCTCTCATTCTCTTTGTAAATACTACAAATAAATTTTTAACTTCCTCAGATGTTGATACACACCCTAAAGTATTAAAACTATATGACTCTATTTTATCTAAAAAAGTTTGATACTCTGTCCCTGTAACAGTATTTCCATTAGTACCTGATATTAAGGGTTCGCCAGCTGTTAATTCAAGAGTTGCATCAGATTTCCAATCAACCCAATCATTACTTTTTAAATCTACAACAATTTTTACAGTTTGAAGATCTATTTTTTTATTATCTAAAAGAGTTAAAACATCAAATTTAGTCACGTCATCAACATTGGTTTCTATTACTATTTTTAAATCATTACCTCTTATTCCACCGTATTTAGCAGTTGCATATTTATTTGATGATTTAACACCTGTATTTAATTTATAAAAATATCCTTCTTTTATGTTTTTAAATAAATCTCTAAGTCCTTTCAGTTTTTCGTGATTATAATCATATCCAAACTTCTTTAAAGAATATCTTTGAAACTCTTCAGAAGTAACTTTAAATACCTCACCTTCAACGCACCAATCTAGTTCTAATGCTAATGCAGCTATACCTCTTTCTAAAACTGTAGACGATGTTCTTGATGCACTTACAAAATTAATATATGAACCTGGTAATATTTTATTTTGAGATACAAACGTACCGCCACCTAATGCCATCTACTTCACCTTTCCTTTCATAAATTTTTCAATTAAATCATCTACTTCTTTTATCGAATATTGTTCATCATCATTAAGAAGTGATGTTAATAAATCTTTTCTTTTTTTATATTTATTTGAATCTATCAATTGTTTTTTAGTAAATTTAGGTTCAATTTCAATATCTTTAGTCAAAATATCACATCCTTATCTATTTGAAATTTCTTTTATAGTCATACTCTCCATTGCATCTCCAAATGTATTTTCTTTTTTAACAAATAAATCATAGTTAATGAAAAAATGTAGTACACAATCAACTACCTCAGATTTCATTTTAGAGCCTCGTATCAATGAATCATCTACTGATATGTACTCTAATCCATCCATAAGTGTCTCTATTACATTATTAATTTCAGTATTTTTCTCATTTGATGATCTTGGAAAGTATTGAACATTAAATCCATTAGTTCTAAATGATCTATTGCTATTCTTTGATGTACTAACGTTTATAAGCGAAGATATAAAAAAACAGGGTTCATTTAAACCCTGTTTAATATCCTCACTATAAATAAAATAATCCTCTCCAAATAACTCATTAATTTTAATAGATATTCCATCAATTATTTTATTCAACATTTAGGTATTCTCCTAAAAATTTTATTAATTTTTTTTCTATTATTTTTTCTACTTGAGATTCAAGTTCCATTTCAGAAATAGTTAACATAAATGTACCTTTTACCCACCCTTTATGATTAACCGTTCTATGTCCAAATTCTGAATATGATGCATATTCAACTGAGTTAATTATTTCAATTTGATAGTCATTACCTACTTTACTTATAGGCAGTGAATTAGCATATGATTTAGCATTCATGTTCTTATCTGCAGTCCATCCTCTTCTAAGTGTTCCTCCTACTTTACCAGTAGAAGAAGGATATTGACCCACTGGAGTTCTTTTAATTACTTTACCTAGAAGTCTAGCTGCTAATTCTTTTGAACATTCTTTGCAAAATAAATCTAAATCTACTTTTTGTAAGTTCTCCATTTTTTTTTGCATTTTTTTCAACTGATTAAAATCACAATTTCCCCATCTAGCCACACTACGCCCATCCTTCAAATAGTAATAAAACTATTTCTTGATGACTTGAATATAAAGCTGGCTCACCACTATTTTTGTACTCTACACTTTTATTATTTTGTGTAACAGCTATTTTAGACCCAGGTTTTATATTGATACCTGGGTCTAAAAATAATTTTATAACTTGCGATATTTTAGGAGCACTTCCTTCTGATATTTGAGTTATATTTTTAAAAGACAATCGGCATGGTTGATTTTCAAGTGTCATAACTTCTTTATGAGTTGTTCTCTTAGTTGTAGGGTCTTTTAATTCTTGATATTCATACACAGTACAAGTTCCAGTATACAAACTCTCAATTGCTTTTCTAGCTTGTTTCATAGCTATATTTATCATTACCATCTTATCCTTCTATAACGGTTTAATTGTATTTTGTAATCTTTTAATAAATGCTCTTTAAATTCACTTGCAGAACTTCTATAATTTACACTTGTATCCCCTTCACTTATAGAAGAAATAGAACCTAAGCTACTTTCTTCTGAGCATAGGTTCTCATTTCTATATAAATCCATTGCCATCCTAATCATAGTGCTATGTAATCCATCTGGAACACCATCTGTATTGCAATAATTTTTTATAGTTTCACTTACATCTTCTAACACAAAATTTATTGCTGCTTCCTTTGTTGTATCACCTAATTCTATTCCTAATAAAGATTTAAGTTTTAATATTTCATTTTCACCTAAATTACAATACTTTATTTTTCTCATATTACACATCCTATTTTAAATTAAGATATAGTAGCCATAAATATTTGGTCTGCATAAGGGAAAGAAGGAAGTGCAGTTGCTACAGCTTTAACCCATTTTGCAACTGGATCTGTTGTAGCGTATTGCTCTACAACTATATTTCCAACTAAAGATATATCTATATCTGATTTATTTCTAAGCTCTAATTCTTCAGCAGTTAATCCATATAATGCTTCACCTAAAATTCCGTCTGGCATAAGTATGAACTTATCTTCTGGTAAAAATCGCTTAGTTGTGTATCCTTTTTTACCTTGAACCCTATATTTTTCATCATATGTAGCTATAGTTGGCAATGCTAATGCTGCTAGGAATGTATTTAACTCATTTACAGTTAACAGCTTATCACTATTAACACCAAATACACCTTTTCTTATTTTTTCATCTTTAAGTAATATATTTAAATTTTTTCTAGATGTTAAAACTCGAGTTGGTGCAAATCCTGTATCTGTTGCTATTTTATCAGTCATGTCATATAAATCTTGCAATATATCTGGTGTTCCTGTTGACCATATTTTTTCTGATTTATGAGCATCTGGTGTTCCATATTTTATCTTAAGTTTTACATCATTTTCATCTATATTTAATTCTCCTGTACTAAGTACTTCCATTCTCATAGCTTCAACTCTTGTAAGAACACTTTCAACAAGGCTATCAACATCATTGAATATATCGCTTACTATTTGAGCTTCTTCTTGAGAATTACGAGGCTGATTTAATACTATAAGATCTCGTTCTGAAATTTTATTCTTTCTCTTTATAAGAGCAAGTTCTTCTATACTATATTTTCCAGCCTCTCTTGAGCCTATTTCGGCTTCAGTATCAAATGCGTGTACACTTGCTGATACGGGCAAATTTGATGCACCTTTTATCATTTTAGCTTCTAAACCTTCTATTTTTCTAGAAGGGAATAATAGTTCACCTAACCTAGGTTTTATTTGTCTAGCTTTTGTATAATTTATTAGCTCTTGAATCGATAATAATTCTTCTATTCTTGCCATTAAGCATTCCTCCTTATTTTATCTATCTAAATTTTATATTTGGTAATTTAGCTTTTATATCTTCAACTGCTTCATCTACGTACTCACCTTGTAATCTTTCAGCTATAACATAACCTTCGACCATAGTTGCAACTGGTTGCGGACCATATGTAACATCTACTGTTGAAAATACAATTCCTACAGGGTCCTCTGAAAGAGCATATGTATAACTACCTGTTGAACCACTTCTTGTTATTTTAACTATCTTACCACTTTCACCTAGTAAGCTACCTGCTATAACATACTTTTTACCATTTTCATCTGGTATAACATCTGTATCTAAGGCTGTTTTAGTAAAGTTTATACAGTGCTGACTTGCTAAAAAGTTTGGTGTGTTTTTGAATTCTATTTCTTTAAAATACATTTATTTGTCCTCCTATATTATTTTTGTTCCCATGCACTAGCATAAGGATTGTTTGAACCTTGTTCATTTCTTTGAGCTGCTATTGTAGATGCTAAGCTCTTTTCTCCAGATTCTCCACCAGTTGGGTTATACTTTATCTTTGTTTCTCCCGTTTTAAATAAGAATGACTTTTCAGTTTGTAATGATTTTAACTGTTCATCTAATCCAGTAATTTTTCCATCTTCCCCTAATATTAATTTAGATTTATCAAATAATCCCGAAACTAAATCAACGTCTTGAGCCTTTTCAGCTATAGCTAACTTTATAGCATTAGTAACTGTTAAATCTTTTATATTTTGTTGATACTCAGTCTCTTTAGTCTTGTTATCAGCTTGTAATGTAGCTATCTGAGTTTTTAATGTCTCATTGTCTCCAGCTGACTTCTTAATATCTTCTAATTGCTTATCCCTAGACTTAATATCTGTTTCCAATTGTTTCTTAGCTTCAGAAACTTCATTGAACTTATCTTTTGGAACTGCATTTTTAGGAAATTCAGTATTAACTAACTTCATTAATCCTTCTATATCTAATTTTCCATCTGTTACTTGTGCATTTTCTAATAATCTCTTTAACCATTCCATAATGATTACCTCCATAGCATATTTATACTGGTTGCTCCCAGTTAGAGTTACTTTGATTCTTTATGCTCTGCAAACATTTAAAAAGAGCAATAAAAAAAGAGTAGTTATTTTCCTACTCCTATATCTATTGCATTTATAATTCTTTTTTCTATTAAACTAAAGATTTTGTCTACGTCCTCTACCTTAAACTTCGGTGTATTAATCTCAATATTATTTTTCTTTAAAATAGAAAGTTCTACTAATTCTTTAGGATCTATCTCAATTATTATTTTCATAGAAAGTTCTCCTTATTTACAATAAAAAAGAGTAGCTAATCTACTCTATGATTTTTGTTCATATTCTTTAATTAAACTATAAAATGTATTTCTCTTAAGTCCTAACAGTTCCATAGCTTTATTTCCTTTTATATTTCTATTTTTCCATTGAGAATATATTTCTTCCCAATTTTTAGGAAAATCTATTTTTTTACGGCCTTTGTATTTACCTTGCTCTTTTGCTATTTCTATACCTTCTTGTTGTCTATCTCTGATGTAGTCTCTTTCAAGTTGAGCAACAGCTCCAAATACAGTTAACATGAATTTACCAGTTGGAGAGTTTGTATCTATAGTTTCTTTTTTAGATATGAATTGAACACCCTTCTTTTCTAGTATATCTGTTAACTCTAATAAGTCTTTTGTATTTCTAGCAAATCTAGATATACTTTCTACAACAACAACATCACCTTCTCTTACAAAGTCTATCATTGTGTTTAGTTCTTTTCTTTCTTTTGTTGCTCCACTTATTTTTTCTATGTATATTTTATCTACATCTAGATCTTTCATTATTTTTTCTTGGCGTATAGTATTTTGATCTTTAGAACTTACTCTTATATATCCAACTTTCATATTTATATCTCCAATCTATTTATTTTAAGTTAAGTTTATAAAACATTTGTTTATTTATTATGATTTTAACTCTAAATAAATACATTGTCAATAAATATGTTTATTTTAAAAAAGTATACTCTAAATAAACAATATTTCTAAGCATAATAAAAGCACCTACTCTTTACTTAAGTACGTGCTTTATTAACCTGCTATCTCTATTGTCTTTATTTCATTTTCATAGACCTCTATAAATGATCCATTGGAAGTTTCTATAATGATACTTGCAATTTCAAGTTCATTATCTAATGCATTATTATAAACACTACAAAATCCTTCAACTTCAGTTCCATCTAAGCATTTCACTTTGATATTTTTATTATAACTTTTTTTAACATCTATCACTTTCTTACCTCCCTTAGTGTAGGAACAACATGAGTACCCTTCTTAGAATAATGTATAATAGCCTTTTGAGTTTCTCTTGCATTACCTTCATTATCAAATGTAACTCCTAATATTTTATCTGCCTCTATTAGCTCTTTGTTATTCCATTGACCTTTATTATCTCTTAGTATATATCCTGTACCAGCGTAATCATTAACTATTTTCTGTAACTCTTCTACGCTTATCTTCATATAACTTCTTCCTTCAATGTAATTATTATGACCTAATATATGCTTTCCTTGTTTTCCAATTAATATATCTTTAGGTAATTCATTTGATTTAATAGTATTTCTTATATTTTGGTCTTTATATGCTACTTTTAGTTTATCCCATTCATTAATATTATTATACTTCACTTCCTGGAACTTATCAAAGGATTTAGGTATTTCTTTACCTAATACATCTTTATATTTTTTATGTTGTTCTTTATCTGAATAAGCATTTTTTATCTTCTTCTCAGTTAATACTTCTTTTTCATTCGTTTTAACATACTTATCATACCATTCAGAATACTTCATATTACTATCTACATAATATACATTTCCATCTGAATCTCTTGCAAATCTAGTACCAAATTCTTCTTCATCTTCAAAATATGGTGCTGTAGTAGTTCTGCAAAAATTATGAAACGGTGGAGATGTAACACCAACTTCATAATCTTTCATATCAAATACTTCACCATCTAAGGCTTGACATATTTTACTTGTTTTTAAATCTAAAGTAGCTACTACTTCAAATAGTTCAACTCCTAAGTCATTGAAGCAGTCTTTTTTACTTTCAGCAGCAAAAAAAGCTGATTCTGTCATTATAAGATTACCAGCTTGGTTTTTACTTACATCAAATTGTTTTGCTATATAATCTATAGCATGTTGAGGATCTTCTCCTCTTATTATCATCTGAGTAAGTTGCGTATGTAGTTCATTTATAAGTTGTGGCCTGTGTTTACCCCAAATGCGTTCGCTAAAGTTTATACCATCTGTTGTCCAAGGCTTTCTTATTACCTTAGATATTCTATTATTGTCAAGCTTTGCAAAATTAGTTGCGACACCAATTCCTTTTGCTACTTCAAATGCTGTATGATAATATCCATCAGCATATATATTTTTCATAAGCCCTTCTACTCCATCAACCTCTTTACTATATAAAACTTCTAGATGTTGTTGTACTTGTAGCTTCAATGCTTCTAATCTTGTTATATGAGCTTTAGCTGATGCATTTTCTAATTGTTTCATCCACATTTGGTTAATGGCATTTTCTTTTCCATATTTTATATATTCTTCTATTGTCCATTTCAACTCAGATAATTCTTTAGAATTAAGAAGTTTTTTTACTTCTGTTAGTGATGCTTCATTATTAAGTGCAAGTCTGTAGTACCAACTCATTATATCTTTTTCAATATTAACTAAAGCTACTTGATACTGATGTTTAATTTCTTGATAATAATCATATCCTTCATTTACTTGTGACTCTTCTAATTGTTCAAATCTTTCTCTCCAATAGTTTCTATTCTTTTCTTTTCGAGTGTAACGCTTACTCTTCATCTTTGCCTCTAGTAGGTATTATATTTGTATAATCAATTTCACTGCGCTGCTCTTCTTTTTCAGCTTTAATTTGTTCTTCTTCTGATGTTTCATCTTCCATAAATGGATGATTCTTACGAACGGTCTTATCTGACATAATACCAACGCTATTTTTAGCTATTTCTGCTGTTTCAGTATCGTTAGTTATCATGTTTCTAGTCCATGTTTGATTAATTTTTCTAGGATTAAAATTTAAATGCTTGCATATCATTCTTACTAATTTAGCAAAGCCAAGTCTAAACTCTGTTTCCATAAGTCCTGACTTTAATTCTAGTAATGTATATAGGAATTTTAATGCTACCCCTGATGTATTAGCAAAATTTTCTGGATTAGGATTTACACCCTGTCCTTGTACATATATCTGTTTTTCAGTCATACTTAATAAAGTATTTCTAGCCTCTACTGGTATATCTATAGTTACTGTACTAAGGGCATTTTTTTCATCCTCACCATTTTGCAGGTCTACTGTTTTGTACTTTTTAAGACCTTTCAAGAATTCATTTAAATCAGTTCCCCCGTAGTTATTTAATACAAATATAACTTCTTGTATATCTTCAATGTCATTCACAAACCCACTAAACACTTTGTCATATACATCTATAAGTGGTTTTACATTATCTAAATCGGATATATTAAGATCATTATTATTAAACTCTATAAATGGAACGTCTCCAAAGCTATGATCTATTACACTTACTTTTTCTTTTTCTCCAGTGTCTAAATTAGTCTGAGTAAACATATTATATATTTCAAGTCCTACTGATATATCTTTTGTTATATCATTCTTGAATGTGTAGCAGTTTTTATCATCCCAAAATTCATATACTTCACATTCTTTACCATCTTCAACTACCTTAGAATATGTTCTTAATACAAATTTTAAGGTTTTCTTTAAATCTGATGAATAGATAGGAATTATCTGTTTTGGGTCTACATTAGAATATTGAATTTCTTTGTTTCCATCTAACCATATATGTAGCCATGACTTTCCACAATTACTTGCATTTTTACCAAGAGTCTTTGCTTCTTTTGGATATGCATCGCCTAAAATATCTGCTATCTTTTCATTTATAAAATCATCATACACATCAAATGTAGGAGGATATGTAAACATATAGCTTATTTTTTGGTTTACTAAGAAACTATGCCAGTTAAATGGAATCCTATTATCTGCATTTCTTAAAGGATTATCTGCATTACTAGAACCATTATTACTAGGACTTTTATCAGTAGTTATATCATTTTTATTTCTATAATATCTTTCAGCAACTGTAGCTTTTTTTATAAACTTATTATGTGACTGAGTATTGTTTTGTATCAATTTTTTAATAACATCTATATCCATTACTTCCTCCCTTCTGGTGTAAGTATCTTAATACCTTTTTTACCTGCTACTACAGTAGTGCAATAATAACGTATTTGATCCATACTGTGATCCCATTCTTTGATAGGTTTATCCTCACCTATTTTGCATGACTTTTCATCCCATAAATATGAGTTAAACTCTTTAAAAGTTTCTAAGCAACTTTCATCAAATAGTATTTTTTCTCCATTTAATAAACTTGCTACTAATCTTATTCCATCTAATACACTATTTTTAGCTTTTAATACTTTAAACCCATCTTTCTTAATCTGAGCAATAAAAGACGCTGCACTTGGGTCTACGATTACTTTTCTAATTTTATATTCTTTAGTAAACTCTTTTAAATCATTAGAGTACTCTACATCTGTTTTTTGAATGCCTGTAGTTCTTCCTGAATAATAATATTCTTTAATCATTACATGTTTTTTATCATGAGTTTTACCCCATAGTCCAAAAGCTGTTGGATTTTGTGTACCGTAATCTATGGATACATTATATTCAATAAAATCATAGTCAGATGATTTAACAACATGTTTAGCCTTCTCAAACATTGAATATATAATACCTTCTGCTACAACCCAAAGACCTCTAATATATCTATCATAGAAAACTCCAGAATACATTCTCTTATATCTTTCTTTTACTCTTTCAGATAATGATAAATTATCATCCATTGTAAAATGTAGATATAGCATATTCTTTTCTTCTGATTTATCTATCCAATTAACTTTAAACCAATGATATGGACCTTCTGGGTTACATGAGAACCAGTATTTAGAACCATCAACTGAGCAACGACCTGTGGCCTGGTTTACAAATGATTCTGGCATTAATACAACTTCATCACAGAACAGTCCTGCTAATGTGATTCCCTGGATAAGATCTTGTGACCTTTCATCTTTCCCACCAAATATATAAAAATAGTTTGTTATTCCATTTCTAGTTACTGTGATTAAGTTATCTGCTCTTTTATCTACAACTTTATATCCTCTTGATTTAAGCATAAGCTTTAACCAAAATAATACATTACGTCTAAAAGAACCTATAGTCTTTCCACACATACCAAAGTTCTGACCATCAAAGCTTTCCATTGCCCACATAATAAATGATAGTGATAGAGATAGTGTTTTACCACTTCTTATAGATCCATCTGCTATAAGTCCATCTTTGTCATTCATCAGACTTTCTTCCATCCACCATGTAAGAACTTTTTTTTGCTTTTTAGAAAATGGCTTAAACTTAAATATAGCCTTCTTAACTTTATTTAATCCCATATATCATTTGCCTCTGATTTTAATGCATCTATAAATCCATCATCTTCAATCTCATCATCTTCATTATCTGATATCTTTTGTTTCAATAATTCTACTTTTAATCTTTGTTCTTCTGATATTAAATCCCAATCTTTATGAGCCATTTCTTCATACTGTTTTATCATCTCAGCTAATCTCTTCATAGCAGATGATATTATAGATACAGCATTATTTTCTTTATCCCATGCAAATTGTATTTCATATTCTTTTATAATAGAATCACCGTCTACTATTTTTTTAAGCTCTTTAGTCATATCATTTTTATCTTTTACATAAGTTATTTTCTGCATCATCAATATTCGTGATTCTAAATCTAAAATAGCATTCCATAATTTATCTAAAGGCTTTTCCTTACTTAACTCTTTTCTTGTATTAGCCATTAATTCAGGATACATTTTAGCTAAATTGCTATTAGTGCATCTTTCTTGAGGTACATACATACCATGTTTTAAATTATTAAAATTTCCTTTTGGTGCTCCTCCGCCTTTATTACCTTTAGCATTTTTATTACCCCTAGGTGCTCCTGGTTTCGGTAACTTACCATCCCATTTATCTACATGTTTCCAAGTTCTTATATTTGCTGCTTTTTCATTTAATTCTTTTGCTATAGAGGATGGTTTGATATTCCCTTTATCTTTTAGATACATTTCAAAAGCTTTTTCTCTATTTGGATTTTTTAACCTAGCAATATAAATTCACCTCTTTTACTGCTTTTTTCTAACTAGTCTTTAAATATGTATTTTCGGTCTAGTTATCAAGAATATAGTATTTCCAACACTTCTATAATTTCTATTTTTAAATAACTACAAACTTTATTTTTTAAAGTACATTTTTTCTTAATTTTTCTGATAAAATTTCTTAAAAAAATTACAATATCTTTATTTTTTAAAGTTTTAATCTTATTTTTACTCTTTTTTCTTTATTTCATTAAGTTAGTCCTATTAGGAACAATTTGTGCTTTTATATTTCTTACAAGTTCATCTATATCAATATTTGAACTATTATTAACTGTTGTTGCATTATTTGATTTTTTATTATTTTGAGCAAATACTTTTATTAAGTTAAGTAAATCACCTGTGTTTTTATTTACGTTCTCTTCTTTTTTATCACGAATCTCATTTTCATATTTTGTATCCTTGCATTCTTTTATTGTAATACACCAGTCTTTTATCTGCTTGCTTATAGCTAACTCATCATGTATTATTGCTCCATCTATAATTGTTGTATCTGTACAATTTATTTGAAGTTTTTTTAATTTTTCAATTTGTTCTTCTCCAATTTTAATTAAATTTTCCATAAAATCCACCATCCTCTTTTTTATAAACGATTTAATAACCGTATTTCTAAACTCATTGCAATTACTTATATACAGAATTGTGTTTAAACCCAAGTCGTCTTTTTAAACGCTTTTCAATTTTGATTTTTAAGCTTCTTAGTAAAAAACCTATATATACGTTGAAAATACTAAGCTTCACAACACTTTTAAAACAAGTCATGTATGCGCCATAACTATATAGATTAACCCTATTTTTAACTAGGCCTTTTTTAGGCTATATAATAGAAGTAATTTTTTATAATTTTATAGTATTGAGACTATGTTCTTTTTTGGAACATATCTTATAAAAAAAAATCAGAACCTACTAGCTAATATAGTTCCTATTCTCTTACGTGCTTCTTTATAAGTTCCTATATATTTCTCAGTTGTTAGTGTATCTTTATGTCCTAGGTGTCTTTTTGTCGCTACTATATCTCTTGTATCTTCATAAACAGTAGTAGCATTAGTTTTCCTTGGGCTATGTCCTGTTATATTTTCTAGCCCTAGATCTTCTCCAACTGACTTTAATATTCTACTATACGACTTTGATGTTAAATATCCATACTTTCCTTTTGATGGAAATGCTCGTTCACTTTTCTTTTTGCCCTTTATATATTTAACTAAAACTTTGTAAGTATCAGAATTTTTATGTATGTCTACTTCTCTTTTCGCTGGTCTGTCTCTTCCTGATTCTTTTCCATGTTTCTTAAAATAATTTTTCCTATGAGTTTCATATGCCTTTATCTGCTTTTTTTCCTGTATTGAAAAATATTCACACTCTAAAGCATCATATATATCTCCTATTAGTAAATCAACTAAGTCTTGTGCTCTATAACCTGTAGCTACTTGTAATAAAAATAATGCTTTATTTCTTTCTGGATGATCTCTACTTTTTTCAACTAATCTATATTCAAATCTTTTAAGTAAATGATACGGTATCGGATTAGATGGAACTTTTAAATCAGACCTATCTATTTCATCACTTACATATATATTTTCCTTTTCTTCCCTCATATCATTCTTTTTCACCATCCTTACTATTTTTATTGAATTTAGGCTTTTCTCGCATTTGCTTATCCAATTCTCTTAATTTTTCACTCTCAAAGTCATGTATCATTTTTATGTCACTTGCATCTCTCCATACTTTTGACATTATAATTCCTTCTTTTTTGTAATATTTAACTTACAATATACTTTGTACATAAAAATAAGCCTTCGCAACGTGTGCTCAAGGCTTATTTAATAGTAGAGCGGCATAGCGCCCCTTTTATTTATAATATTATTCTTCTCCACTATTTGTACTAAAAAAGACTATCTTATTAAATCTGAAAAAATAAGATAGTCTTTTTATATGTGATCCCGAGTTAATTCTCGACTGGAAGAGCTTCTTTCAATTCTTCACAATATCATATTAACACACTTCATAGAACACGTTTGGAACTTTTTTATAACATATTTGGAACATTTTTGGAACATATTTGGAACGCTTAAGCTATTGCAAGGATTTTATACTTATGTTCTGCTATTTGTTTTATTGCTGAATCATGTATTCTTCTTATTGTTGTATGTGAGCTATACATATCTTTGGCTATTTGATGATATGAGCATCTTTTATTTTCTATACTTAAATATTTTCTATTTATTACTTCATACGCTCTATCATCAAGTACTTTTAAGCATGCTTTGTATTCTTTTAATTTATAATTTGTATAATCAATATTACTTTCTAATGTATTTAACCTAGTTTCATCTCTTTCTAATATGTCATCTAGTGTAACCGTTCCATTAGAATTGGACATTAAGTTGAAATCTCTATCTTTATATGCACTCATTTTTTCTTTAAGAACCTCTATTTCAATTTTCCATGCATTTATAGAAACTAAATTTTTTCTTAAATTTATTAAATCTTTTTCTACTTTTTTAAAATTTTCATTTTTTATATTCAACTCAATCACCCACTTTAATTTTCTTTAGTTATTCTATCTATCTCTTTATCTGCTTCTAAGCCAAATATGTACTCTAAATCTACTAAATCCTTTGGATTATCGGTCCATGATTTTAACAATTTCATAGCTAACCCTCTCCCATAAAAATCATCGTTTTATTTGTATTAAAAAAGAGTGACATAAAATTCATCACTCTTTAACATATATCTACCTCTTCTGTTAAGATATTTAAATAACTTTCCATCTCTTTTTCGCTTAAACTTATAATCTTTGTAGCTCCTTCTTTAATCGTGTATGGATTTAATCTATTTATATAAATATAAATAATACCTTTTTCTAAATCTTCTTTATAGATACAATTATTTTCTTCACACCATTTTTTTAGTTTTTCTAGATTTTTCATCTATACCACCTCACTATTATTATAGTGTATATTGAGTAATAAATTCTATATTCACTTTTCAATGTTCATTTTAAATTATTGTTTTATTTACTTGTATCCTATCAAATTATACTTAATTCATTCATTGCTTTTACAATTTTAGGTATTTGAATAGCAAAGAAATCAACCATTTCTTCATTTCTAGCCCAGTCACTACAACATTTTAATCCACTCTGATCTAAGAATGCATGTATTAACTCATGTCTAATAACTTCAGATTTATACTCTTCTAAATTAGCCACTGTATTTAAATCATATTTTAATTCAGCTACAATTATCGTATTAATTGTTGAATCGCAATAACCGTCATAGTTTTTTAATTTTTCATCCTCATTTTCATTTTTAATTAGTATTTTATATTCAGTGCCTAAAACATTTACTTTATTCATATGTTAAAAATCTCCTTTTTAATACTTTCGAAATAGACTAATCAGTTCTTCAATTCTTTTTATTTGATCCTCCCTCATAATTTCTAAAATGTCATCATTTCCAATACTGTCAAATGTAAATTGCAATTCATTTTCTTTTGTTTCATATAAATCAAATTCATTCATAATATTACATCCTTTGAAATGTACCTTTTATTCACTAATCTTTTAGTATAGCCAATGCTATTTCTAAACCCGTTACAATTCCTTTTGATGATTCTCTACAATCAAACTTATTTTCAAACTTCTTTTGTTCTAAGAAACTTTCAACCCTTTTTATTTTAATATCTAACGTATCTATGGTTTCAGTCCTAATATTAAATATTTTTTTCGGATAACACCTTACTGTTCCACAATCTGCTACTATTTCTATATTCGCTACGCTATAATTAACAACTCCATATTCTTTATTTAAAGTTATAAATCCCCTATCAAAATTATCTATGCATGTTGCAGTCATTTTCTTATAACACATTTAACCTTAATCCTCCATATCTTAAAACATACTTTTTATTTGCACAAAAAAGAGTGATATAAAATTCATCACTCTTTATAACTATTTATTTTATTTTTACATTCTTCAATATCTATTAATGTTCTCTTTATACCATCTTTTCTTTCATCGTCATTAAGCCAAATATAACATTCTTTATTTTTATAGTTTTCTAAACTTATATTAAGACTTTCTAACTCTTTTACCCAATATTCAACTGTAGAGTATAACACTTCATATCTGCCGCCATATCCTAAACTTGATAATATACAAGTTCTATTTATAGTCATATTTGTTTTTATAGGAAAATTATCTACACTTATCTCACATAATTCAGCTATGTCATATAATGTTTTACATGGATGATAATCTACACCAATACTAATATTATATGATTTTTTATTTAGCTCATTTTCTATATATTCAGCAAGTTTTGATTTAAATTTATCTAACTGATCTTCTGTAACTTCTTTAACTAAACTTTTCATCATTAAGCTCATCATAAACCCATTTTTTGATTCGTCTCCATTATCAAAAGTAGGACTTTTAATATTTTTTGCCCACCAATTTGCAGCTATTTTAGATATCTCACTATATGCCATATAAACCCCTCCAAATTTTAATCATTAAATAAATTATACTTTAATTGAAACAAATTTGCATATACTTAAACTTTTGAGTAATAAATTCTATATTCACTTTTCAATGTGCTATTTTGCAAAACTAAATATGTTTTTTATTTGCTATTTAAATATTCAGCTACATCATTCAAATCACTAAAATATTTACCACCGTTTATTTCAACCATTCTTCCAACTTGATTAAGTGACTTCCATTTACCATGTTCCCATGTATCTCCATTTTGCTCATATGCTAATAAGCAAAATATAGTTTTAATAGGTCTTTTATTGCTATCATCAACAACTTCTGCAATAGAATATACTCCCGTCATTTTTGGAGTTATTACATATAAACAGTAATCACAAGTTTCTCTTTGCATTATCTCTTCCTTCATGCATTCTTCTGTCCAATCCTCTACAACTGGATTAAAATAATCAATATTTAACATAGGTATCAAAAATTCTCTCCATTTGCTTTCGTTACAAGTACCGCCTAAAAATACTTTCTTCATAAATTTACCTCCACTTAAAATACAATTTTTATTGCCATCGGACCATGGTCCGATGATATTATTCTTAGCTTTAATTAAACTATTTTGCTTACAGCCTTTTTATAAAGCTGCAAATTATTTGTATTAATAAAATATTCCATTTCTGATAAAATATCGGCTCTATGTGAGGATATAAAGCCTATATCTTTTAATTTTTTTAACCTATGTTGACACGGTCTAATTTTATTGTCAAAGAATTTATATGCTATATCTGAAGATGTTGCCCCAGAATTTTCTACTATGAATTTAAAAATACAAAAATCTCTTTTAGTTAGAATTACCTTACCCTTAGGATGAATCACATTGTACCTTAGAGTATTATAATTCTCAGTGTCGTTTGTTAAGTCGTAAGCAGAATTAGCAAATACTTTTTTAGTAATGACATTCTTTTTCCTTCTCTCAACCCTTAAAAGCCTATCATATGGCTTAAATTCTAAATCTTCCAACTTAAGACTACATTTTTGGTTTTCGTACATGAATTCAGTATTGAATTTTGGTCTTATTGTATCTATTAAATACATTTCATAAATATTCATATCTATACAACTATTTAATGTTGCAAATTCAATAGATACAACATCGTCATAACAAGCATGAGTCAAATGTCCTCCAGTACCAAAATGCTGTGATATTCTTTGATAAATATCTTTTGTTTTTCCTATATAAATTATATTGTCATATCTATCTTTAAATCTATATATATAATATTTTTTCAATATATTAACCTCCTTAAATATTGCAACTTAAACTCCTCTTTTACTCTAATAAACTCTCTATATTAACTCTTAAACCATCTGCTATCTTTTTTACAGTATAAATACCTGGATTCTTATTTTCGCTATTTAAAATCCTATATATTCCACTATGATGTATTCCTATCTCATTTGATAATTTATGTACACTAACATTCTTTTCTTTAATTATTTTATTTAATTTGTCGCTTATGCTCACTTGTTACAACTCCTTCTGATATAATATTTTTATTAATAATTTTTAAGGAAAGTGGTGAATAAAATTGTCTACTATAAAAAAATCCATTGAAAGTTTAAATCAAGTCCAATTTAGAACTCTTGAAAATTCATTGTTTTCAGAATCGATTTCAAGTCGCCTTCAAGATTTGACTCGTATACTTAAAGATCATCAAGTTTCACAAATTTCTCAATTTCAACAAACTATGTCAGAGAGTTTAAATAATATGTGTCAAGTTCCTAAAATTGACTTATATATCAATGAAGCCTTAAAAGAACTGTATCAACCCATTAAGTTTACTTTTGAAGTTAGCGAAATTATCAATTCTCTTAACTGTCAGTTAACTAATTCTTTTAACTCTCAATTATCAGGAACAATAGCGAATTTAACTGATAACTTAACCCGATTAAGTGAAATTAATTTAAATAGTCAAATCGTGTTTCCATATGATAATATAGATGAAACCGTTGAAATAGTGTCGGATTACATTGATGATTTGAGAGATATGTCATCTGATAGCCCTTGTGAACCTCCCGAAATAGAATCATTAAGTTCAATTGTTTCTAACATTCCTAGATCAAATATGGCATCAATTGATATTAATACTTTTCTTAGTGTCATCGGTATAATAATTAGTATAGTTACTTTTTTACAAGCAACCTTTGATGATTCATCTAATAAACAACTCGAAGTCTTAAATAAAATAAATACTAATCTAGAGTTTATTTTAGAAAACTCTATTCCTGATTAAATCATCCAAAATAATTAGTTTTTTATTCAACTCTAATGTAACCTGATTTCTTTTTCCAACTGATATCAATAGTAAAATTATTGATATCAGTTGGATTATATTTAAAATTAAAGTTACTTCTACTTTTTTAATTTTCATATTAATCCTCCTAAAACCCATCTTTAGTTATCTAATAAATCTTTATTTTCGTATATATTTCCTATAACTTCTATATAAAAAACTAATCCTATACAATAATCGTTAGATACCCATGAGCCTTCTTTAAATTCAACTAAAGCAGTAGATACAACACTCATAGTTCTTGTAGTATCAAATATGCTTACTATGTCACCTTCATAAATTTCTTTCCCATTCTTATCTTTTAATCCTGTATATTGCATAACTTTTAATTTCTTATTGTTTGGTATGAGAACACATCCTTCATATTCTCCTGCTTTACCTGCATCTTGGCATAATTCTTTAGCTACAGTTAATAGTTCTTCATGAGTTAACATCATGAATCCATTCCATGCTCTAAATTTAAAATCTCTCATAGTTCCTCCTATAGTTCCCTGGGCATAAGTGTCAGTTATTTTATTAATCTAACTCTATATGTTTACCTATATTTATAGCTTGAGAGCTATAAGTAACATCTACAACTCTTTCCCATTCATATTCAGACCCACAATCTTCGCATATATGATTGTCACTATCGCAACTATATTCCCATGAGTCCGATTGCTTAGACCCACATACAGGACAAGTTATTTCATCTTCTCCAAAGTTGTCTAAATCTTCTTCATCTGCATCAAACTTGAAATAGTCTAACTCTACTATTTCGCAATTATCTTCTGCTCTGCATGATACACTGTAAAACTTTCCATTTATAAACATAGGAGTTGACCATATATCAAAATCGTCCTCTACTTCTATAGTTTTAAATATCGGTGATCTATCCCAATCATAATCAAACCTATTACCAACTTTATGTACAACTTCTTTATATAACTTTAACCTTTTCATAATCTCCTCCTAAAACCAATATTTCATAATCTCAACTACTTATGCTCTTCTAGCCAACTCTTTGATTAATTCATCTTTTGTATATTCTTCTAATTTTTTATTATTTTCATAATTGTTTAACTTGCTAACAAGTATATTTTTCTTAAATTTGTAGATAATAAAATTAATATCTTATTATCTTATTATCTAGACATCTAGGGTATATTATCAATATAAGAACCATCTAGCATTCAGACCGTTAGATGGTTTTTGCATCTAAAGTACTATTTATAAAACAAATATTTAGTTTTAATATACATATACCATTAATTTATTCTTTGTTTTTTTATATTTATAGATTATGTATTCTTTCTTAACATCTTCTATAATCTGTTCTACAGAATTTTCACTTTCAAAATATTTCTTTAATAAAGGTATTTCTCTATCAAATACAAGAATTTTCATATATTTTTTCTCATAATATAAGTCTATAAATTTATATTTCTTTTGAAAAACAATACCTTTTTTCATATATCCGTTTAATATTTTTCTTTCAATTCCTGTAAATTTACAAGCATCAAACCTAGAGTCAAATTCCTTTTCTTCTCCTGTTATAATATCTCCTCCTAAAATCCAACTTTTACATTATTTCTTCTGCTCTTACACCTAATGCCTTTGCTATCTTTCCTACTGTTGAATATGTTACATCTACATTATTATTTAATACTCTTGATACAGTTCCTCTTGAAAGACCTGATCTATCTGCTATTTCATTAACTGAATATGCACTATTAATTACCGCTAAATTTAATTTATTTAAATCAAACTTTAGTTTAGGTTTCATAACTAATCCCCCTTTTTAATTGTTTTATGTTGAATAGTTTGTAATCCAATTTTTGTTATAAGTACTTACTTTTCTTCATAAAATTTAACATTTTTAATTGTTATATCAATACTTCCATCATGGTTTTGTTTTACACTATATTTCATAGGATCTTCAAAGTCTTCCAAGTTGGCTTTTATATCAAATCCATTGTCTGTTTTTATTCTTCTGTGTTTCAATTTTTTCTCTACGTAAACTTTATCTATATTAAAGTGCTTTATTTCTTTGTCTTCCATATGCTCTTTAAAACTTTCTTTGCAATAATCATCTTTTATTGCTAATTCTGTAAACTTATCTATATCCATTACTGAATTTTCTTTAAGCATATAATTCATTATGCTTCTAGCATCTTCTGCTTGTTTTATATCATCACTAAATGCATTTGTTATCCATGTATTTGCAGTATTTATAAAAGTTTTTGTCTTATATTTATCATCTTCTAATTTTTCTACATCTAAGAATTCTTCTAAAAATGTAGATTTTGTATCATTTTTTTCAGCATCTTTATCTAAAACTTTTAAGTGATATTCGTCATTTATCCCGCTTATACTTATTAATGCTGCTTGCTTTATGTTGTGATTTGATGTAATCCCAATTTCATTTGAAATCATTTGGATATTAAACTTGTTATCTTCAAATCCAATTAAATGATTATATAAATTTTTATAGTCTAGCTTTATTATCGCTATATACCTTTCATCTTTTATAGTATATAAACACGCTACTAGATCTCCTGAAGTTGAAGTTGAATCTTCTTTCATTATGTCAAATAGATATGCTGCTATTTCTTTTGAATTTTCTAAGAATAATGCTTCATCATAAATTGTTGACTCGCAACACTTGTGAATTATATTATTATAATAATCTTTAAATTTTGCTTGTCTTAAATCCTGTGATTTGATACATTTTTTAATCATTTTTTGTAAAAATTTATCTACTTCTGGACTTATTTTCCCTTCGTAGTCATTTAAGATAGGTGTATCTGAATTCTTATCCAAAACATGAGTTGTAAATCTATGTATTATCATTTTTTATTATCCCCTATGTGTATTTATTTTTTATAATCTATATAAAACCCATTTTTTGCTAAATAGATTATTACTATTACTCCTAATATAACCAAATTCCGCGTCTATTTCGCCTCATACGCTATTTTTCGCATCTTGTAACCTATTATCCTATTTTCGCATTTTTTTCTTACACGAGCCTTTTTAGTCCTTTGTCCTATAACCTCAAGTCTTCTTATTTTTTTATCTGTTTCTAAAGCTAGTATGGTTCTAAGTACATAAACTTCCGTTTGTTTACATTCAAGCTTTTTTTCTATATCTATCTGATCTAGTATAAGGTCTCCATAAGCTTTTCCATATCTCTCTTCTACTGCAACTATTTTTTCTGTATTTTCATCTTTTAGTTTATTTATTTCTTTTTGCATTTGTACTCTTATAGTTCTTTCAGCATCTTCTATTGCTATTCTTTTTATATTTGCAACTTCAGCACTCGTATACATTCCTAGAATTGGCATTAATAACTCCCCCTTATCTTTTTAAAACACTTTAGTTTATTAGTTTCTTTGTTTATAAACCTAATTTCTTCCGAAGTATCCCTTTCAACTAGGTAATTTCTATTATCTAGATCCATAGATTCAATAAATTCTTTTTGAATTCTATTTAGTTTTCTCCCTTGTTTCATGTGTTACGTCTCCTTTAACTTAATTTTTGTTGTTTTTCTATAACCCATCTGTCTAATAAATCATTTAACCCTCTAGTTATATCATTTACTCCATTTTGAATTAATGAGTTTCCAACTTCGTTAATTAAGAACTTTATATCATCACTTGCTTCTACATTAGGTTTTATAATTTTACTCATATCAACTCGTAAAATTTCCATTTCAATCCCCCTTATTAATATCTTTTGCTGCTATTAAATATGCTTCATACATGCTCATATTTTTATTTGTCTTTCTTAGATCTTCTGCTATTCTTTTTAATTTTTCTGCATTTTCTAAAATTCCCATTTTTATACTCCAAAAATCCTATAATTTAATTCTTTTCCAACAAATTCAAATCTATATTTGCTTTCGGTTTCAAAGTTATTAGTCATTTCAATGATTCTACTGGCTAATGCTTCATCTAGTTCTAATAATTTAGATGTAGTTAATTCTGTAGTTATAATCATAGCTTTTTTGTTATCATATCTATAATTTATAATGTCATACATTATTCTAAGCTCTGCTCTTGCTCTAGAATAATCGCCTTTTTCAAATCCTTTAAACAAATCATCAATAAATAATATCGAAGTATTTCTATACTCGCCAATTTTTTTATTATAAAAATCTGTATCTGTCATATTGAATTTAAGTTCGTTAATGTCTTTTGTATAACTCATATATTTTACTGAGTACTTTTCTAAGAGTTTAGTACAAGTAGCTATAGCTAAATGTGTTTTTCCACATCCTACCTGACCTTGTAGCAATAAACATTTTTCTTTATTAAAATCAGCTATGTATTTTATACAAACTTTTCTAGCATTATCTCTAACAATATTATTTACTTTATAACTTTTGAATGTATTTGTTTTAACTCTATCAGCTATTCCAGATTTCTCTAATCTTTCTTTCGCTAGAGCACCTCTCTACATTCGCAAAACTTAACTGCATCTGTATCATTTTCTTTTATGATTGTATAACCTCTATCATTGCACTTATTACATTTATAAGTCGATTCCGAGTTCTGCAGCTGCCCTTGTTGCTTCTTCACTTGATATTGTTGTCTTATCTTCTCTATCCAAGTGTTTTGCATACTCTTGATACTTTCCATTACTCTCACCCTTATTTCTTTTTTCAAACTTCCTTTGATGATCTTCCACTTCTAGCATAGTTTTTATGTTATTACTTAACCAATTATTTAATATTCCTTTTACATACTTAAAATTTCTATTTCCATTTTCTACTGCTATATCTATTGCTTTTATAATTACTTCTTTTTCAAATCCATCTTCTACATATTCTAATAATTTGATTTTATTATTAGGACCAATCTCTCCTAAAAGTTTGTCACTATAACCTACAATCTCTTTATTAGTTAGTATTAATTCATTATTTAGTTCTAAATTATTATTTAGTTTATAGTTATTACTTAGTAGTGTCGGGTTTTCCGATTCTCGAACTTCCCGGCTATCGAGTTTCCCGGTTATCGGGTTTTCCGATTTTCGAGGTTTCAGTTTTTGGGGATTATCTAATGGAACTTCATACACTTCATAATCATACCCACCTAAAAGTCTATTTGTGTCAGCATCTCTCCTAGTAATTCTCTTAATATATCCTTTTTCTATTAGCTCTCTTAATATATTTGATGTTGCTTCTCTTCCATCTTTGCTTCTATTTTTTAAATCATCTATATATATTTTCCAATCATCAGGTAAACTCATTATGTAAGTATGTAGTCCTTTAGCCTTCCATGACAATTCATTATCTTGTAAACAAGTTTTATTTACCATTACATATGGATTGTTTTTATTTTTTAAAACTCTTATTATTGCCATTTCATTCTCCTAGTTAAAATTGACTTGTCTATTTACCATTTCTATCTCTAGTCTTAAATTTGTTTCTGGGTACCAAGATCTTATATAATCTATTGCTTCATCATATTTTTTAATTGATAAATTTTTATAACTATTGACTTTAAAATACTTCTTTAGTTCTTTATGTATTGCTGTAAATACTTTTTTACTACATCTCTTATATGCTTCACTATGTTTTCCTTCTAATATTTCTATAGCTTTACTGCTTATATTAGTTCTTATATTCTCAGCTAACTCATAGTTTATAGTCATTTTATTTTCTATCTGCATAACCTTATTTTCTAGTTCTTGATGTTTGCTATCTAATTTGAATATAGCTCTTAACTCTGGAGATAAATTTTTAAATGGGTCTTTTAATTGTTTCTCCATTTTATTAAATGTCTCTATGTACTTGAGTTTCCAATTTAGAGCCTTTTCTCCTGTAAATCCCATAACTAATAAGCTGAATCCATCCCTTGTCATTAAATACTCTTTATATAAGTTCCCTCTATGTTCAAATGTACTTTCTATAAACATATCTTTAACCGTACAATTTTGAACGGTTAAATTTTCAATTGCCCTTACTACATTTCTATGCTCTTTCTCAAAGTTAGTAGAAATTTCTCTGCTTGTTACCAATAGTTCTCCATCTATATTCTGAACATTGATTAGCTGCATTTAAAATCACCTCTCTAATTTTCAACCATTTTTTTTAGATTTTGTGTATCAACTTTATGTAATAACTGCATTATGCTGCACGCATCTGCAACTTTTATTACTGTATTAAGGTTACTTTCATCAAGTTCGTTAAGCTTAGGAATAAAATTTAATATTCTTTCACTTTTTGTCATATAAATAATACCTCCTAACTTTTAAGTTGTTCTTAATTTGTGTGTTTATATACACATAATAATACATTTTTTTGTGAATTGCAACACAATTATATATTTTTTGCTTTCTTTTTTTCTTTCATTTGTAAATTTTGTGTTGTAATACACGTTTTAAATGTATATAATATATTTTGTTAGGAGGTGTTAGCTTGCATAATAGAATCAAGCAAATAAGAAAAGCTCAACGCTTAACTCAAAAACAACTTGGAGACACATTAGGTGTAAGTAGAGATAGCATAGCTAATTTAGAAAATAATAGAGTTGATGCAAGTATTTTATTTACAAATCTATTTTGTAAAGAATTTAACATCAATAAAAAATGGTTAGTAGATGGTGAAGGTGATATATTTGTTGATGATTTTTCAAAAGATAATGATGTGATTACAAGTATATTTGCTGAAATAACATGCGGAGATAATCCTACATTAAAAAATCTAATAGAAAAGCTCAGTCTATTGGACGATGAGTACTTAGAACTTATAGAGAAGCTAGTTGATGGGTTACTTAATAAAAAGAAAGCATAATTAATTATGCTTTCTTTTTACTTTCTTCAAATATGTGTATATAAACTTCAAGATTGTTTCATCTTCTACTTCATTTATAATCCTTATTATCTCTTCCTTCATAACATTTCCTCCCCATATAAAACATCAAAATTATCAAATTTTACCGCCTATAACATCTTTTATTTATGCATTGGGCAATTATGATTTACTTAATCCTTTTTTTGCTTGAAATCGATTTTTTAGTTATATTTTTAAAATAACACTCTCGCAAATATATGTTCGACTTTTTTTGTTTTTTATAATATAATTAATATAATAATAAATGATTTGTAATTATTTAACAATATTTTTTTGAAAATTTATCAAACAATAGTTCTTTTTAGCCTTTTATTAAGAACAATCGTTTGTAATATATAAGGAGTGATTTTATGTATTTAGATTTAAGTATTAAACAAAGAGCTATATTAGAATTTATTAAAGAACAAATAGCATTAAAAGGTTATCCGCCTTCAGTCCGTGAAATGTGTGTTGCAATTGGTCTAAAGTCTACTTCAACAGTTCACTCACATATGAATAAATTAGAAAAATTAGGATACATAAGGCGTGATCCAACTAAACCAAGAGCTATTGAAGTATTAGATTCTAATAAGTCAGAATCTGAAAATGGTCTTAATCAAGAAATACTTCATTTGCCTTTAGTCGGACAAGTAACAGCAGGTACTCCAATATTAGCTAGACAGAATATAGAAGAGTACATTCCACTTCCTGCTAACTTAGTTAAAGGTACCGATAACTTTGTGCTAAAAGTTAAAGGTGATAGTATGGTAAATGCAGGAATATTGAATGGAGATTGTGTTATAGTTGATAAAAAATCTGATGCATCTAACTCTCAGATTGTAGTGGCACTTTTATACAAAGAGTATGCAACTGTAAAAAGATTTTTTAAAGAAGGCGATATGATAAAGCTTAAGGCTGAGAATGACTGTATAGAACATATGATATTAAATCCAAATGATGTGGAAGTAGTTGGGGTTGTTACTGGCGTTTTTAGAGTTATATAGGATAGATAATTTACGATACCCCTTTTTTTTGTGAAAATAGAATAAAAAAACACCTTCACAAGTTCGCCATAAACAAATGAAAGTGTAATTTAATATCCAAAATAAGAAATAAACAAGAACTATTAATGGTGATAAACCAAAGTAGTTCTTGTTTATTAAATTTAATATATTATCGATTGATATTGGTTCTATAATATGTGTATAAAATTATACACATATTATACTGAAAAACTAACATATTTAGCTTGTGCGAGGTTTTATAACCTTTATTGATAAAATATACCATTAATAGTTTTCATTTCTTATTTTATGCATTTAAACATGAAAGGTAACTTTTTAAGAATGAGATTCTTTTTGATTTTTATAAAACTGTTATTTTTTCCTTTTAATAGTTTTTAGGGAGATTGTCTCAAAGAGTTATATCTAATTATAAAATTTATAAAGATTAAAAGATAGAGATTTTTTTGTTAAGAAGTACTTTCTTAGTATTTAAATAGTATTTAATAGTATTTAATAGTATTTAGACAAGCTTGTAACTATTGGAATTACTTAAGTACAATAAGTTAAATGCGACAAATTAGGGATTTAATACGTCAAATTAGGGATTTAATACGTCAAATTAGGGATTTAATACGTCAAATTAGGGACTTAATTACGTCAAATTAGGGACTTAATTACGTCAAATAAAAAAATATTGACGTAATTAAAAATAAAGATTACTATTTAACTAAAGTTAAAATAAAAATGGGGGAAATATAATGCACTTTATGGAACAATTAGAAAATGATAAAGTTCTTATGAAAAACAATATTTTAGTAAAAGCGAGATATAATCTTAGTTTAGTTGAAAATAGAATATTTTTATTTATGTTATATAAATTGCAAAAAGAAAATGATGGAATACTTAAATGTAGTATATCGCATAAAGAATTTAAAGAGATAATAAAGTTTAAAGAAAAAAACACAGTAAAAGGAATACTAGAAGTATTAGAGGAGTTAAGAAAAAAACCAATATTTTTCAAGGAAGAGAAAAAAAGCAAAAAAGGTAATCTATGGGGAGCATATGGTTTTATAAATGGTTATACTTACGACGACGAATTAGGGATGTTTAATATAGAAGCATCTAAAAAAATTCATGATATATTAAAAGAATATTTAAAGATGGGATATACACCTATAAATGTTCAAATTTGGCTATCTCTTAATAATTCATACTCACAAAGATTTTATGGTGCGACACGTTGCAATATGAAAAGTATTGCCTAGTTTAAACACCTTAAACTAAGAACTAATAATCCGAGAAATCAAATGAAGGAGTAACGTCCCGAAGGGTTTCCCATGATACTCCGAATGGCGTATTCATAGGTGAATATGAATGGGTCATAAGCTCGGTGAAGTCGGCTGAGAGTACACCCTAACTTAATCTAGGATTAAGAGGAAATGCGAACTGGAGGCAGTCGAGTGTATGATAGGTCGGTGGTCTACAAAATAGATATGGTAAGAATGTATGTAACAAAGCATACTGACAAAGTTCTGAATGTACGGGTCTATAGTCTTAAGATATAGAAATATATCTGTTAAATATTAACGTTAACGAGGTAAAGTAAAATTCGTAAATATGAAATACCTTATAGTGTTATAGGCACTATCCAGTTAACAGGCTCATAGGAACTACCTAAGTTTATATGTAAAGATAGGATTATTGGAACGTGGAAAGCTAGGAATGTGGAGGCTTTACTACCTATGAAACATTGTATGGTAACATACTTAATTCTAGTGAGAGTAGGGATACAGTACCGATGAAACCATGATAATAAGTGGTGGAGGGATAGTCCCAAGTCATTGTATATAGTAAAACAAAATTTCAAAATGTATATTAGGTTCTCGTAAGACTAAAAGAGGTGAAATCCATAACTGGTAAATTAACCGACTAATAGCAAATAATAATATATATTAGTATATTATTATTTGGAAATTTTGAAATTTAGAAAATAGATATGCATTGATGGAACGCCGTATGAGGTGAAAGTCTCACGTACGGTGTGGAGCAGGGGAAAAGATGGAGATAATTTCTAAGTCTTACCTATTGCTATATTTATTAAGACTATGGAGTGGTACAAAGACTAAAATAAATTATAAAATAGATGAAATTAAAGAACTTTTAATGTTAGATGATAAATACGATAGATACAATGACTTTAAAAGACGAGTTATAGAGCCAGCTATAAAAGAACTTAATAATACGGGATATTTTGATATAGATATAAATGAAAATAAAGTTGGAAGAAAAGTTGAGTCAATAGATTTTATAGTTAAAGATTTAGACAAAAGAGTCTACTTCGATAAGTTAAGCGAGACAAAAACGGAAACAGTCAACGATAAAACTGAAATAGAGCTAAATCTAAAAAAAGATATGGTGATAGCTTCTAATAAATCTAACTATATAGAAAAAAATAAAAGTGATGATTTTTATGTTCCAAATAAAAAATTATTCACAACAAAAACACTTGCAGATTTTATAAATGATTTTAGTAATTATAACTTTAAAGAAAAAGAATATAAAAAAATATTACAAGAATCTATTTTAATAGCTTTAGAGAAAGATGATGAAGAAAAGATAAAGGTTAAATCTTATAACTATTTTAAAAAGACACTAGAAAATAAACTTAATAATAAACAAAGTAAAACAATTAAAACTCCAACTGTTAAAACTAGATTTCATAATATAAACCAAACATTTAATCAATATAGTCCTGATGAACTTGAAAAAATTCTTTTAGAAAGTCAAAAAGATAAATTCAAGTAAAATAATAATAATTATTACATATATAAAAGTAGTCCCCCGGGGACTACTTTTTTTTGTAAAATAAATAATTGAAAGTATTGCTTATCGTAACGATAAATGATATAATATAAATATAGAAAGGAGTTGAGAAATGTGGTTAATAAAATAAAAGAGTTCACAAAAGCTACAAAAGAGCTTAGGGAACTCGCTTTAGAAATAGGAACTCTAGTAGCAGTTATAAAAATGATACTAGAAAGCCTGTAAAGATTAGGAGGGATTCGCCCTCCCTCCTAATCTAAATATAATATATAACCACATGAAAAACAATGGTAAAAAATAAAAAAGAGTTATTTAAAAGTATAGTAAAATTATTATTTGAAATAATTAAATTAATTGGGTCTATAGTGATTTTAGTTTGTGCAATAAAATATTTAATATCATAAGGAGCATTAAAATGGAAAAAAGAGTATTAAAAATGTCACTTGGTAAGAGTGGAGCAGGTAACTTAAGTGCTAAGTTATCTATACCGACAAAATGGATTTACGAAATGGATATAACTAAAGAAGAAAGAGAAGTTGAAGTTATATTTGAACATGGAGAAATAAGAATCAAGAAACTTGACAAGTAAATAAAAATCGAAATTAAAAATAAATTAAATTTAAATTATTTATAAATAATTTTTAATTTGAAAATAAATTGATTTTAAATTAAATTTAAATTATAATTAAGTTAAATAAAAAGTATTTTTGAATTAAGGGGTGTACTAATGAAAATATGTTCATTTTTCAATGTTAAAGGCGGAGTTGGAAAAACAACTTTAACCATATTAACAGCAATGAAATTAAGTAAGATGGGTAAAAAAATATTACTTATAGATGCAGATACTCAAGCAAATTTAACACAATTTTTATATAAAGTAGTTCATGAAGATAAAACATTATTCCAAATGCTTGCGGATGGATCTACGGCTGATGAAGTTATATTAAAAGATATTTTAGACGATTTTAAAAATATTGATTTAATACCAAGTGACATAAGTTTATCTGTATTATCTGAATTTTTATCTACACAAACAGGAAGAGAAAAAGCTGCTTGGAGATGGTTTAAAAATAATATAGATTATATAGAAAAGTATGATTACATATTTATAGACCTATCGCCTTCATATGATCTTATAGCTAGAAACTTTATGCTTATATCAGATTCTATAATTACCCCTATACAATATCAAGATATAGCTAGTATTAGAGGATGTGAATTATTTTATCAAAAATTCAAACAAGACTTAGAATTTTTAGATATAGAATGTAAGACAAAAAGAGCTGTAGTTATAAACTCTTATACAACAAGAAAATTAAGTACAGGAGATTTATTTAATAATTATTTAACTGAATTTAAAGATATACAAAAAGATTTATTAGAAAATAAAATAAGCGAAACTACAGTAGTAAAAAATGCAATATTGAATAAAACTGATTTAGATGAATTTTGTAGGAGACAAAAAAAGGCTCATAAAGTTCGTGATGAGTTTAATGGTTTAATAAAAGAGTTAATTGATAAGGAGATATTATAAATGGCATTAGATATTTTTAAAGATGATGTAAAAAATATTAAAATAAGAAAAAATGATTATCAAACTAAAGTTGATGAAGTTTTAGATAAAAAGAATATAAAAGAAGAAGATATTACATTAACAAGCTTAAATCTTTTAGAAATGGAAGAAGATAAAAAAATTAAAAAAAGTGCTATGACAATATATTTAGAAGAAGAAGATCTAGAGATATTAAAAGCTGTTTCAATTATGAAAAAAACAACAGTGAGTAAAACAATAAACACCCTAATAAAAGCAACTGTAAGCACTACAAAATCTAATTTACCGAGTGATTTCAACTTGAAGCAATACGTTGATAAGTATGATGTTGAAAATAAATTAAATAAAAATAAAAAATAAATAAAAAATAAATAAAAAATAATTTATTAATAAATTAATAATAAATTAAATAAAAATAAAAAATAATTTATTATTAATTTAAGAAAAGTCGGCATAGTAAATATATGCTGACTTTTTTAATATCATAAGGAGGTCGAAATGGAAGAAAGAGAATTAAAAACCTTGCCTTTCATCACCCATAGCTAAAGCAAAGGGGCTTTTCGTTAATTCTTTTCACTTAGCTAAGTGTGTAGTTCACTAAATCACTAATAGTTATAGGGTTTATTCCTTATATTTGTACAACAAAAAAGACTGTTTCCGTTACAGTCTTTTTAAAGGGGTATTGGGCTTTTTTAAATACTATTTTATGGGGGGATAGTATCTATTTTAATTAACTTAATTTCAAAGGGTAAGAGGAACATTGAGCATAGCTCCTCTTTATATGTCTATTACTTCATTGTCTGTATTGAGTCAATTACCATTGTTTTATTGTTTTATTGTTTTATGTCATTTTTGTTGTCTATGTATACAGTATACTGTGCATTTAAATATATGTCTATATTATAAAATATACTTTATATAAAAAAAGTTTTTTATAGTAATCCAATCATCTAGCTCTCTTGATGCTCTTTTATTAACTTGTTTAATGTTGGTCTACTCACAGCAAGCTCTTTATATCTTTTTTTGCACGAAAATCACCCCTTAAAATAGTATTTCACAGGTCTTTTTTTCCTGCGTCTACTTTAAGGGGTTCAGTTCAATTAGTAGAAGTTCTTTTTTTATATTGCATTTATTTTTTTATATCTATTGATATCTCAAATAATCAAGAGATACCCAGCCTCTACCATCCCAACTTCCACTGTGGTTAAAGGCTATATACGCCCAAGCGTTTCCATTAACCATTCTAATAGATTGAACTCTAACTTTAGTTCCATTTGAAAGTGATTCAATAACAGTACCATTGACTGGTGAATATCTTACATTTAATTCACTAGCAGTTACATAAGCATAATTTATAAAACCTTCTAAATCAGGCTCATACGGTCCATAAATTGAGTACATGCTTATACTAGCTTTTGGAGTAATACTTTCATTTTCAGATTGTTGAGTTAAAGCAAATGAATTTGCTGGTAAAGCTAAAGCTGACAAAATACCTAGTGATATAACTATTTTTTTCATCTAAATTCCCCCTATATATAAATTTATATATATAGTATTTCTACTAGACTATACCTATATCCTTCTAAATAGCTACAGATAACAACAATAATAATGGTTATAGGGTTATACTTGAGTGAAAAACAATATAAGAACTCTTTAAGGCTATTTTAAGGTTATTATTGTACACTATGGTTGTACTTTAAATTTATTAGATATGGAAGAGGAAAATAGTAAAAACTCCTCATACTATTTACTTAGAAGAAGATCTAAAGTTATTAAAAGCTATTTCTTCAGTAAAAAATACAACTATAGGGAAAATAATTAATAATATAATTAAATTATTCGTAAATTAAATATAAATTATTTATAAATTATATTTAATTTAGTTATACATAGATAATTAAAGCCAAGAGTTGCTCTTGGTTTTTTTATTTTTTAAGTATCTTATTAATTCCTAAAATTTCTTTTAAAAAAGGAGCTTTATAAAGTTATGATGTTAGTAGTTATTGACTTTTATATTATGTATTTAATTAATTTTATATAAAAAAATTTTTAGGTTATTGATATTTAATCAAAAATACAATAAGATACAATTATTAATAAATGTAAAAAAATGTCAGAAAAAATAAAATATTTAGAAGGGGAGCAATAATTCGAATTGCTAAAAATTTTATAAAAGTAGCGATTATTGTTAAAAAATAAACTAATATGCAGTTAGATTTTGCCGCTTACGCCGTTAAAACGACTACTTGCGCCATTTTGTATACAAAATATAAATGATAAAAATAACTTATTAAATGTACAAAATGTTTTGTATATAAGGGGATAGTGTCATATTTATGCAAATTTACAACACTAAGGATTTTTAGAGTACAATACATATATAATTATTTAGAACTAATAGTCACTCAGATACAAGGTGTATCAATAAAGTAGATTCTATTGATACAATCTCTAGGGTTGTAAACATGAATTTTGCTGACACTATCCCTATAATATAAAAATATATTTTATTAAGGGAGGTTATGCTGTGAAAAGACAGAATATTTAAAAAGTTAAAAACATAGTACTATAAGCATTTATATTAACTAAAGATTTAAGAGAAGAGAAACCACATTAACACTATAAGGTGACCCCTTGAATAGTTTTTGTAGGTATCTTGAAGACAAAACTAGGGAGGTATATTATGAAATTATCAAAAAAAATTATGGCAGGGTTAATGGTAGGAGCAGTGACTATATCTATATGGACCCCTTTAAGTCACGCAGCTACTCCAGAGAATAATCGATATTATTCTATTCATTTGAAAAATAATACAAACTTGGTTTGGGATGTATATGAAGGAGGTACCTATGATGAGGCAGCAATTCTCTTACATGATCAAAACTCTGGAGACAACCAAAAATTTTTATTTTTTCCACTTGATGATGGAAAATATGCAATTGTAAATAAAAATAGTGGAAAACCTGTAGTATCTGATACAAGTGTTGGTGCCTGGATTGCTGACAGGACTAGAACTTATAATACTGATACCTTGTTTCAAAAGAGTTGGACTGGTGACGCTAAGGACCAATGGTATTTGAGAGACCAGGGAGGTAGTAACTATGAAATTGTGAACCAAGGATATGGGAAAGTTGCATCTTATGGCTCCATGTTTCTAATGTCTGGTACTCGAAATTTTGTAGATTTAGATGAATCAAATCCTTCTGATGGAGATAAAGTATTTTACATTTCTTCTGGTCCAGTTAATAGAGGTGTTCAACCAGAATACGGTACTGTTTCACTGCCACAATTGCCAGCTACAGGAACTAGACCAAATGTTCCAAAGTATGATGCAAGTAAATATCCTTATCAACAATTACCTCAAACTTCAAATTCTGTTGTTGTTGGGGCATCTTTAGTACCTTGTATTATGGTAAATGATAGTCAAGCTAGTGATTATACAAAAATACACAATTCACCATATTATATATTGGAAAAAGAAGAATATTGGGATAAAGCAGCTTCAACTGTTCTTTCACCTGGTGCTACTCAAAGCCTTGCATTTAAAACAGGTATGAGTTCTACAGATCAACAAAAGATGACTGAAACACTTTCTATGAAGATTGGAGCAGATTTTGGATTGCAATTTTTAGGCAAAATCGGACCACTTAAAGCAGAAATTTCAAAAACAATACAAACAGAAACTAGTACAAGTAATAGTCAAGTATCGGAGGATACAGTTACAACTACTATTAAAAGTGATGCCGATAAAACAACAGGATATACGCTATATCAACTAGCAACAAAATATACGTTAAAGAGAACAGATGGTACAACTGTTTCAGGTTCTTGGATTGTAAAAAACAACAAGGTAACAGTATTAACAGACAGCAATGGTAATTAGGAAATATATTGATATATGTCGACAGTAATAACGCTAATACTATCTGTATTCACTAGAAGTTATACATTTACATGCAAAGATTGTGAAGAAACATATAAGATTCGTAAATCTGAATACATGAAGTTAAGTAAAGAAAATTAATTATAATTTAAACATAAAAAATAAGGTAGCTGAGAGTTAATCATGTACTGAGACCCAAAAGTTGGACTTTATACAGGAATGAATTTTCATTCCTGTTTTTTTTATTTTATGCAATGTTAGATTCATACTCAATTCTATATTTAACAGGGCTACGCCAATTT